GGATTATGGTTGTTAATACTGATATTAAAATTGTTTTTAAATAATTCATACTTTAGAATCGTTAGTTATTGTTAAAATATTTTTGCTGTCCTTGTCAAATGGTCTGCGTGGGTGGCTCCAAACGCCAGTATCATCATCCCAAATTAAAGGGTCTGATTCGTCCCAAGTCATAGAAGCATTTTTACCCTCATTACTACGAGTTAGAGTAATTTTAGAATCGTTTGTAATAGTTAGGCTCATATTATCTAAATGTTATCGGATTAGTTGTCATTATTTTGCGTTTATCTTTTTCACGTCTTGAATAAAACATAATCATTTCTTTAATGCCCTCATCTACTCGTTTCTCATACAAGGCAACCCTATCCTTTTTAAAGGCCATACAGTAAGGAATTGAAGCCATATAAGGTATTAAAATATGGAATGGTGATGCAATGCCTGGGGTTTTAGTGCCAGTAGTTACTTCGGCCGCTGTAAATACACTAGCCGTTCTTTTAAACTGTACTTTGATACCAGCGGTTGCCGTCACATCAGCGGCGGCCGGAGCTGGATATAGTTTAATAGTATCGCCAACTTTATCATAGTAAATTGGCATACCGTCATCAGTTAAATGGTCTTCTAATGGATAGCTAAGTTGTGATTGGTCTATTGGTTGCAATATATTCCAAATACCGTTAGCATCCTTTATCTTTACATTTTCAATATCAAGAAAATCAACAGCGAATGAATAAGAAGATTGTGCCGCTACTAAATCGCCAGTTCCAACAGGTAGGTCAGTATAGTTTGTATCGTCCCATTGCCAAGTACCATCAGCATTAATTATCTTAGCTATTAATGTTTCTAAGGCAGTATTAACTCTACGGAGCTTATCAGCCGCAATATATGATGTAACAGTTGAGCTACATAATGAATTAATCTCTGTATTTATATCTGCTATGTGCATAAATTTATATAATATTAATAAACGTATTTACCTAAAAAACGTAGGAACCAATATGACCTATTTTAATTTGTGGGTCACACCATATTTTAATACCCTCATTTCTTATTTGTCTACAGAACCAACTGTCTTCACCCATTTTAGTCATTCCAAAATCATAAGTTTCTGTATCATACCAGGGTTTTTTAATTTTATCGTAAATATTTGTTTTAACTAATGTGACACCGCCACCAACTGCTTTACATTCAAACAACTCTTTCGGTATATCACGTCTACCCATTAATCTATCTGCAACGCTTATTTTGTCATCATCAAAAAATTCCACTACTGGCATTAACGGGAATGCTCTTGAATTAGCTACTACACCAACAATATCTTTATTGTGTTTCAACAACTGATTAAGTGTACTAATCGGAAATATCATATCATCATCAGTACTTAATATATGCGTACATTTGTTTTTAATAGCTTGCATTGCTATATAAATTCTGTTCTCACTTATTGTATACCCTTGCGTAGCTATGATAATATGTTTTTCATATTTGCAGTCAAGCTCTAATAAAGATTTGACTGTTTGTGCTTTAACGCCTCTGTTAGTAGGCATCGCTATTGCTATTTTAATATCCATAATTTCCTATGTGTATAGATTTGATTATTTATCAATAGTCGCTTATCTTATCCCCCCAACTATAAATTATTGAGGGAATGTAGAAGCAATCATTAAATAGACTACTACTCATTTAATCACGAAACGGTAATGTCAAACACCAATCCATCGTGTGCAGTAGGTACATTCAAGCCATAATCAACCCTAGAAATCATACCGACACCAGACTGTAGGTCTGGGTCTTCGGTAACTACTAATTGTCCGTAAGTTGATTTAAGGATTCCAATTTGCTGTATTTTCTTAACTCCGGCAAACAGATGCCCAGATGTATGAGAATTAGACACGTAATGGTCTACACCCATAAAATGATAACCTGATTTAATACCGTTTTTAAGAGCTTTGTCAGCTAAATTAAAACCATTAGCTTGTGCAAACTGTTCAAGGATTTCTAAGTCAGCATAACGCCAAACTATACAAATACCTTGCCTGTCTGCCAATTTCTGTCCGTTAGCTTCACCGATTTCACGCTTGATTCCCCTTATAATGTCATCAATATTAGTCGGGGCAACTGTAATGGTTCCGGCATCTCCACCAATAGAAGCATTAGTAAAGTTAGTCCAATTTCCGTGGTTTGCTAAAAATGCAGATTCAACGTGTTCGTTAATGACGTCACCTTGACGGCCAGCCATTTCCATTTGGTCAACTAAAGTACATTGAGCAAGGTCAGCTCTGTCAATAAAGACAGGTACTGGCTTATATGTGCTTACAGTAAGCTGGTCGTTAATTAAGGTGAAGTCTGAAAAGCCATAAGCTGTTCCACGAGTACCAGTTTGAATGGCAGGCTCGGAGGACATATACGGCATATTCATTGTACGAGTGTTTGAATATTTTACATTGCAAACTTCCTTCCAGTTGATTGGTGCGTCCAATCGTTCTTGCAGTTTAGTAGCCCATTCCTGGGGATATACTCCGCCCACGTTCGGGTCACTTCCTGCGGTCGTAAAAGTATTACTCACAATAAGTGTAAAACTTTCCAACTATGCAGATTTTGAAACAACAGATTGATTGGCAAATTGAGAACCCTGCTTATCCCTAGCAATTCTTGCGTTGAGTACATCTCGTCTGAGTTGTACTTGGTCAGTAGGTGGCATCTCTCCTTTGTCTATCCAGTAATCTACACTACCCTTGCCAGATGTAGGCGCACGCTTTGTGCTGGATGGTGTAGCATCCTTTGTTTTTTGCACTTCAAGTTGTTCGTTAATCTCTGCTAATAAAAATTTATTAGTAACGGCTTGCTCTAACGTTTTGCCAGAGTTTTCAGCTAAATAATCCTTAATCGCTTTCTGCGCAATATCACTATCTAACTTTTTTGTTGATAGATAAGCTAATTGCCCATAGTCGAAATCGTCTTTATTAGGTTTATTAAGTTTGCCGTCTGGCTCTTTCTTTTTAATAGGCTTAAAAGTTTTTGGGTCAATCTTGCCATCGTCAATTAATTGCTGTCGGTACTCTGCTTTTTTGTCTATTGCTTTTGAAAGTTCTTTTTGATTAGTTGAACTTATTTCCATTCTTTCTTCTGCTAACTTAGTAATTAAGTCGCTTTGTATTTCTGCGTCTAGTCCGTGTTTCTCAACAATCTCAGCCTTGACATCTTCTAATGTTGGCTGGTCTTTGGCGTCTGCCATATAGTTTCACGCTTTTAAATAAACTTCTGTTTAAGATAAAAGCAATTATTTTATTATATATCGTTGTATTGTGTAAGCTTAACTGTAAAATCTCCTGGAAGACTTCCATTAGCTTCTCTACACCACTTCATCTCTACATCTACACCACCACCAGCGACTGTTTCAGCGGCACCAATAGATTCCATTAAGGTAATACCAGTACCAGCAATAATAGTTGTTGTACTAGCGGCTTCTGTGTTTAAATGTTTAAACAATCTCATAGTACAATCACCGATTTCTGTCATAAAGTGTGTAAGCGTAGTAGACGCTGGTAAGGTAGTGGTAAACAATCCATCTGCTCCACCATCACCAGTATAATCCATATTAATTTGTACGTTTCTAGTTATATCTCTTGCCAATAGCGTGCTACCGTCAATAGTCGTACTTGTAGCTAAAACACCGCCACCTACAGTTGTTGTATCGTGAAAACGTACTGGGTAATATATATCTGGACTAGCAAAGGCACTAAGCATTGTTTCTCTGCCATCATCGTACAGCTCCTTGAACTCATCAACAGTCATAGTCATTGCAAAAGCTACACTAACTGAAATAACCAAAGTCAAGGCTACTGTTAAAAATACTTTAAGTTTATTCATATTTTTTACTTTTAGATTTATTAGATTTGGGCTTTTCAGCCTCTGTTTCTCCGACCTTTGACTTTGATTCTTTTGCCTTTTCAGGCTCCTCTATGGATTTGTTACCATAGAGTTTCTCCTTTAAGGAGCTCATTCTTTTAATCATATTATTTTTATATATTAATTAATCCCACACAAGCGTCAATCCCATAAATTTGTCCATAAAATATTTTAATTAATTATCTTGCCGGATTTGATTCATCCTTTTTAGGAGGCTCAACATCCTTATATTTATCTAACTGTTGAAAACCTAGCTCTATTAGTCTGCAAGCCTGTGTGTTAGCTCTTAAATCTTGCCCTAGCATTTTATCAGTAATCCCTGGGTTAGTTTGAATAGCGTTTGATGCCCTGTTAAGTGCAAAATTCTTTAATGGGTCGCCTACTTCTTTGCCAGGTTTTAATATACCCTCGTTGTAAACAGGCGACAACAAAATCTTTTTAATTGCGTTGTAAGCAATCTTGTTGTTAGTAAACTTTCTAATTTCTAATTCTTCGGCTTCGTTAGTAATGTTCATATTTATTTGTTATTAATAGTTTTACTTTGCTCTGCTATCGGTGCAGTAGCTCCTGTTGGGACTGGGGCTTGTGGTAGCTGTTCTTGTATTCTCCAAGCACCAAAGTTAATAGGC